TACTGGTCGCAAGCCGGTTTTACCGATTTCGGACAAATGCAAAAAAATCGTGAGTCGAACGTTGATTTGATTCGTCTATAAGGCAATCCCCATCGCCAGCCGGGAGGCAGGATGCCGTTGGTCCCCTTTTGTCACCTCCAAGGGCCACCCGGCTGGCGCTCTTTTTCACACGAGGTGATATCTTGCGAGTCTATCTTGCGGGCCCGATGCGAGGGCACAAGTTTTTTAACTTCCCGGCTTTTGACAACGCCAAAAAGAAGCTGAGCGATCTTGGCTGGGTGGTTGTCTCCCCAGCTGACCTTGATCGCGATCGTGGGTGGGACTTCTCTTCGTACAGCGAAGACACAGACTGGAGCAGGTTGCCTCCAAGATTTAACTTGGCGGAAGCGTTCCGCGAAGATCTGATCGAGCTTTTCTATTGCGACATGATTTACCTTCTCCAAGGCTGGGAGCTGTCGGAAGGGGCGAGGACGGAACTTGCGGTTGCGAAAATGCTCGGATTGGAAATATCAGCCGAAGGAGTCGGCTTGTGCTGCCCATCTCTTTCTCCAGCAACTTTAGAACCGACATCGGTCCTTGAAGAGGCGATGCGGATAACGTCGGAAGATCGCCAGCGAGATTACGGACCGCCAGACCAGGATTTCGCAAGAACATCTGCGATGTGGACGGCCATTTTCGGGAGCATGCTCAAGGACGATGCAGAGTTTGAACCGCGACATGTTGCGATGGCGATGATCGCGTTGAAGCTGTCTCGCGAAGCCAATCGCACGAAGCGAGACAACTGGGTCGATATTGCCGGATACGCGCAGTGCGGAAGCGTTTGCTTATAGGTGGACGAGACATGTTGACAATCGATCAATTTTGCGACAAGCACGACGCTTGCGAGGAAGGTCGCGACTGGGCATTGGCGAATTGCGAGTCGATGTTCGACGCCTGGGGCAAGCTTCCGCCAGAGTGGCTGGTTTGGGTCGCAACGCGACGAGGAGTACTAAGCGACAAAGAACTGCGAATGTTTGCGGTGTTTTGCGTTAGGAGCGTCGAGCACTTGCTGACAGACCAGCAAAGCAAAAATGCAATCGAAGTGGCTGAGCGATTCGTAAACGGTGATGCAACCGACGAGGAATTAGCAGCGGCTTGGTCCGATGCTAGAGATGCGGCCTGGGCAGAGGCTTGCGTGGCTGCTGTTTCAGGTGTCAGGTCATCGGCTCATGCGGCCTGGGCGGCCTGGGCTGCTACGGCGGCTTGGGCGTCGGCTGAATTGGAGGCGGCTAGGGAGGCGGCTAGGACGGCGTCTAGGGCGGCGGCTAGGGCGGCTCAACCCGACTGGCTGAGGGCGAACACAAGACCGAGTTTTGATTGAACCGATCGGCAACCATTTTGCCGACGGCAAGAAAATGGTCGGAGGATAATCACCAACCATCCGGAAATTCCGGATAGTTCCAGGAGAAAACATGGACAACGAAAAACAGCAGATCGAGGACTTCGGCGCATCCGATTGTTCTGTTGCTCATTGGTCGGACGCATTAGAAGTCGTCGAAGCAATGCAACAGGAGGAACCACAGATATATTTTATGGATGGCAATTCATTAACTGGCAAGGAGGCATGGAACAAGTGTCTGCGAGTCGTCTTGCAACGGTTGCGGGCCAAAGCGGACAAGGCGAACAAGAACACAGTGGCGATCGTGGCGACGGCCACCGCTGGCTCCAGCGCAGCAGGTTCGAATCCTGCCCGATCCAAAGGCAGCCAGGAACGCCACAGACAATCATTGAATTGGCGATAGAGCTTAAAAGAAAATAATTTTAAGGAGACCATCTATGAAAGCAATGCACAGAACAACGATACACGCACGATGTCCGTTTGCACCTGTCTGGGATTATTACAGCGTGCAAATCGAAACAAAAGACTTCATCAGATGCGAAAAAATTGAAGCCATTTGCGAAGAGATTCGCGGACAGCAAATTTCACAAGAAATGGTTTTGGAACTGCTTCGAAAGAAGCTAAACATTGAATGCAGGATAACTGTAAAGGGACGGCATGGCCAAAATGGAAGGCTGGTTGTTGTCGAATGATTCACTACCACGGAACGCCATGCGGAGCAACAAGGGAAGATGTTGCTAGATTCCTCAGGAATCGTCACGCCTTGATTTCGTTTTTTCGACCGGAAGACATCGGAACAGCGGCCGAAGTGTGTCAATCGTTTTGCATCGACAACGGGGCTTTCTCTGCGTGGAAGCAAGGCAAAACGATTGACTGGTTGAATTACTATCGATTCGTCGATGATTGGAAGCATCACCCAGCGTTTGATTGGGCAATCATTCCAGATGTAATCGACGGCGACGAGCGACAAAACAACGATTTAATCGACGAATGGGAGCGGTCCTTGCGTGGAACAATTGGCGTTCCAGTGTGGCACATGCACGAAAGCTTAGATCGGCTTGATTGGCTCGCATCAAATTGGGCTCGCATTGCGATTGGTTCAAGCGACATTTACGCGACGGTAGGTAACGACCGTTGGTGGCGACGCATGGCGGAAGCTATGAAAGTCGTCTGCAATGATGGCAGGCCACGAACCAAGCTGCACGGGTTGCGAATGTTAGACCCAGCAGTTTTTACCGCGTTGCCTTTGGCAAGTGCCGACAGCACGAATGCGGCACGCAATTCGTCGAGCTACAGCCGGTTTGGAATGTACACACCGCCAAACGCTTCGACGCGGATGGCGATCATTGCGGAACGGATCGAAGCGCACCAGTCCGCAGCTCTGTGGATTGCACCACCGAGCGACGAAGCGTTCACGCTGTTTTAGGTCCGGTTAACATACGGATCGGCGGCGTGGTGATGTTCACGAAATCTGTTTCGTGAACATGCGCATCGGCAACCATTTTGCCGACGCTAAGAAAATGGTCGGAGGAAAGAATGGATAAAGATAAACGTGATACCGAGGACTTAGTGTTATCAGATTATGCAATGAATCTTCCAGAGGCCAGAGCGGACAAAGTTTGCGTTGATTGTCTCGGAAAGCGATCGGTCACGAGAGATGGAAGGTTTTGCTTGGGATGTTTGCGAAAGCGAATTAACAAGGAGAATCCAATTGAGCGCAGAAAGCCACCAATCTCTGGAATGCGAGGATACAAGGCGAGGAGTTCTCAAACGCTCGGTGGATCGGCAGAACTCCTGAATGACGGCGATGGTGAGTAAGTCGAGCGTGTTTGACAAACGACTGCTCGTAGAAAAGACGTGTCAACGCCGTGTCAAGGTTCCCGAAACAGATTTCGGGAACCCCCGGATGTTCACGAAACCAATTTCGTGAACATGGCCGATCGGCAACCATTTTGCCGACGCCAGGAAAATGGTCGGAAGATAATAACCAACCATCCGGAAATTCCGGATAGTTCGAGGAGCAAGCATGGATGACGAATTAAAGGTTTCGAAGGCAAGAGCCGAGCTATGCGTGACCCATTCGTTCGCTTGCGATTGCCGTGAATACAGGTTTGCAAAAATGGCGATGGCACTGCGGATTATTCACACCTGGGCGATATGCGATGATGAGTTTTCGCCAGACAGCCGGAGCAAAGCAATGGCCGACATCGTTAGAAAGTGCAAAGAAGGTTTGAATGAGTGAAACACGGATCGGCGGCGTTGTGGGAACAGCCGGACGGAAACTCAGGTTTATTTTTAGGGGAAATGGCATGAGAAATACAGTAGTCACGATTTACGGACGAGTCTCAAGCATGAAGTCTCCGATAGCGGAGCGAATCCGAAACGCATGTGCTAGGTCTGGCCTGCGGTGTCAAATAGACGATCACAGACTGTTTTCGTTTCATGAGGATTTTACGGTGAAGTATGAGCAAGCGTTTAAGCAGGCGGTTCAGTCGCCCGCAGATGTTGTTGTGATTGTTGTCGGAACAGGGCATGAATCCAACAGTCCGTTCCGTATAGAAGTTGAGCCAGCGATACCAGGCGTGTCGCAGTTGTTTCGGCTTGCATGGTAAAAGATCACCGAATTTGCGGTGATGCAGCAATGAGTACATCGATGACACGGGGTCGAAACTAAATGGCGTCTAATCGGAGAGTGTTATGGTTGTTATAGAATTGTTTGGTGGCGGGCAAGGTGATGGCCAAGTGATTGAAGTGTATAGCATTTCAAATGAAATTAACCTTCATGAAATGAGATGCGGAGATGGTTTTTTCTGGGCTTATCTGCACAGATTAGATCCAGACTCGCCAGAAGCTCAAATCTACATCGAAGGTCATCCACATGATGAGCCAGACTTTTTGCCACCAAG